CCCGTAGCAGACAATGTGCCGTCCTTCTTAAATGGTTTGGCTGGACGTTTACGCTTTGCAATCTTAGGTACTCGTGGCATTACCTTGGCTAAGTCATCAACTGCAACTGTGTATTTTCCTAACAGTTCGTCAAGTAAATTGCTGGCTTTGTTTACGTCCAGCTTCCACTTACTTGCTTCCTGCATAGCGGCACAGTTCATCTTATGCGATAGGTACTTAATCAGTCTGTCAGGATTACCATTGTAAAGTTTATCTAGGTACTCTTCCTGAATAAACCACAGCTTGTGGTTAATCTTTACGTCTTCTTCACATCGATGCACGTATGTTTGAAGGTCAGCTTTCTCCCAGTCTTCGACTACTGGCTTGGCAATACCTAAACGTTCACCCCATTGTGCTAGGCCATGCTTGGCAATCTCAGGATACAAGTACCAAGACAGGGCTAGGGAGTCCACAATCTGTGCCTTAATCTTTATACCCAACAATCGCTCCAACACTGGCTTGTCGTAGCGGATAAAGTTATGGCCGATGATACGGTCTTCAGTAGTCAAACTGTTTAAGAAGTTGGTAATGCTTTCATAGCTAGTCATAGTCGCCATACCGGACACAGACATACAGTGTATCTTAGTGGCCTCTATGCCATCAGTCTCTATATCTATAACATAATCAGTCATTAATCATAACTCCAGTTTATACTTTCAAGTCTTAGTTCTTTAGGCATAAGATTATCTTCTTTTAGTATTTTTTCAACATCAGGATATGAAAACCTTAAATCGCCTACTACATTATCATGTGCTTGATGAGCTACAAGGGTATAAAAAAACATTCTCATTTGAGCATAACTTCTTAATACAGTTGTCTCGTCACTATCTACATCATGAATAGTCAAAGACCAAATTCTTTTGGGGTTTCTAAGACAATCAAAATAAGCCTCAACTATATAGAGTTTTGGTGTATGGTTAAAAAATTCTCCATAAATAGCGTCAAAAAAAAATCTATCTGTTTCAGCATCACGTTTAACATAGTTAGGGTCTAAATAGTTTAGTATTTTTCTTTTTAGCTCAGTCATACTTTTGTAAACTCATTATCTGTTAGTGTAACTATTACCATCGTTTAGTTGCCTCTAAGTAAGTTACCGTTGGCTCATCAAAATATACGTCAGCATTGTACGACTGTCCGTACTCACGGTCAAACAGCATGTAGAATTTGCTCATGTTCTTTTCTTCTTCTGGACAATCATCAGTCCTGTCTCTACTAATGGCATGGCCGTAGTGAAACCACTTCTCCATCGCCCTACTACCAGTAAACTCCGAGCTAAATACCTTAGCACCTGCCTCATGAGGTTTAGCACCTTTAGGCTTAGGGTTTACGTGACTGTAACAGAATATAGTAATCGGGTAGAGGTTCACAAGGTCAGCCATATCCGTACAGATTTCATTCAGTTTGTCATTGGCTTCACTTGCAGCAAACCTACTGATTAATGCGGTCAATGGGTCAATGATAAAAATGTTGATATTATCAATGAGGTGCATCTCCTCGATGGCTATCCTAATATCCTCCCACTCCCTACTAGCACCACGGTCATAGAACCTAACCTTACCGTCCATGGACACTAATGTATCGTGTAGTAATTGGTCTTCATACTCCTTATCTGGCCGAGTAAAATCCAGTCTAGCTTCTTTACTAGCCAGCTTCTTAGCAGTACGCACTGGGCTATTCTCAAGGTCAAACATACCGACCTTAGCCTTCTCTTGGTAGATAAGGTGGTGTACTAACTGATGTTCATGGTCAGTCTTACCAATCTTAGGGGCAGCTCCTACTACGTGGATTGTGTGCGGTCTAATCCCGAATGTTGCTTTGGTGACGGTAGGCCACGGAAAACTAATGCCCATCTGTGGGCGTTCCATAGCCTTAACGATAATATCCTTAACGTCTACCACTTCACCCTGTCTAACGTATTCAGAATCCCACACACAAGACAGGTACAATTCATTACCCTTATTATTAAGTAGCATATCATTAGCGTCCTTCTCGGATAACTTAGCCACCTTAAATCTAGGGAATGTGCGTAGTACTTCCTTTACCGCACGTTTACCTGCATCGTCCGAGTCAAAGCATAGGATAACCTCATCGAATCCTTCTATGAACTCACGGTTAGCTACAATATCCTTGACCGCAGAACTAGCACCGCGTGTAAGAGATACAATGGCTGGCTCTTTGGACAGGTATTTCTTGGGCATGTTGTCCACTATGGCCTGATGTAATGACATAGCGTCCAAGCGACCCTCAGTTATAAATAACTTCTTACCCTTAACCGCATTGTGTTGATTCCATAAATCAAAATCACCCTTCCTATCACCAACTGCCGTAAAGGATTTGGTTTCACACTCTCTGGCCTCATAGCCTATCAGCTCACCATTACGGTGGTCTGGATAGTAGTGGTGCGTGATTGTCTCTCCGTCCACTTCACTCACTGCTACTTTAACGCCAAACTTCTCTACAATATCCTTGCGTAGACCACGGTCTTTAATCGCTAGGGTAGGCAGTTTATTAACGTCTTCCATCTTCATTCTGCTGTCCTTAATTTGCTTAATCGGTACTACATTACCACCATCATTCATGGGGTCATAGGTTTCACAGGCATAGCACCACGCGTCAAAGGAACCGTCCTCCTGCACGTAAACCTGATTACCGTCCCCACTACCACAATTATGGCATGTAGTCTTATAGGCGCAAGCACCTTTGGTCTGATGTTTTTTCTTATTCATCTTTTTATTCAAACCGCGTAAAGGTTTCCGTAACACTATCATCGGCATAATCATACGCCAGTAGATACAGGTACTCACCCAGTGCCGCGTAGTTTTTCATATCACCACTGTTATGGTGTATCTGTTTTAGTATGTCCTTGAGGTCTTGAGAGCGTTCCTTGTACCCGTCATTAACCTGTGTGGCGTTAAACAAAACGTCCTGAAAATCATCTTCTATCATATCTTCAACTAGGTCTAGCATATGCGATTCCTCATCGTCCGTATAGAATTTAGATTGATATTCGTCTTGCCATAAATCACTTGGTTCTCTGCTCATTGTTCTAACCTCACTCTTAATTCGTGTAAGAATTTCTCAATGCCATGCCGAGAAATATATTCCTCAGCTTCAGCCAAGCACCAATGTAACTGATAATCATCTTTGGCCTTCTGGTCTAGTGCTTCAAACTCGGTTCCAAAATCATCTTGTGCCATTGTATGTATCTCCTACTGGGTCGTAGATATATAATTCACCGCCTTTAGCAATCCTAACAACACTAGGTTGCTGGCAACGGTACGTAGTAATAATCCAATTATCGCCTAACGGTTCCATCTGTGCAACTGCATGATTTAAAGCCAACGTCTTATTCTTAAACTTATCGTCCTCGAAGGATACAACATGGCCGTTCTGCATCTCTACATCGCACCAAAACTTATGTTGGTCGCCGTAGTTACGTTTTTCTTTAGTCATTTTTTAATGCGTCCACTGTGTTTTGATTGTCCGAAACATGGTCAACGAGCCACCCCATATACACCTCAGCCTTCCTTAAATCCTCCAGGCCGTTTTTATGCCGATAGCGTGATACGTACTTAATCACATTGCCTAACAAGTAACCCTCGTATTGCTCACTAGACATCGTTAATTCCATATACTCGATAGGTTGAACAGCCTGTTTTGTGTAGTGCTGTTGGTTTTTTACGTCTTTATATTCCATCTTTTCTCCCTTGTTAAGTTTGGGGGGCTTGTTTGCCGTATACTTTAGCCGAAAAAACTGCTAAAATAAAATCTAATTTTCAATCTCACTCTCATTATATATCGTACTATCTACCATCATATCAGTATGTAACGGCTCAATATCGTTAACCGATACAAAGCACACAGTGCACAAATCAATGAAACCACCTTCATTCTCATGCCCTACACCATACTTACGGGTACTTTCATAGTCCGTAAGCAATACGTCACACGCAATACAGCGCATTAGTAACTTTGCACCCATTGTTGAGCCTGTAAAACTAACTCCGCCTCAGCGTTAGCAATACCATATTCACGCTCTAATCTTTGTTGCGCCTCGCTTGTTGGGTGCACCAGCATCTGCTGCATGGCACAGTAGATTGCATAATCTGCGGCAATCTGTGACTGCTTTAAGTCTTCCTCTGTCACTTTACTAATTAT